TTGCAACAGTCACGGGGGTTTGTGAGTTGTCTCTTGTTTGCGTAACACTTCATGGGAAGGTAAATGTCCTTCTTAAGGATTCGAATGATGCGATCGATGAGTATCATAATAACTTTTTACGCACCCAATCTCTATCCTTCTTAAAAATTTTGGACAACTTAGGGTCTTTATTTTTAAAAAGTATCATGAGAACGTTCAGACGCCTAAAGAGGCCTAGAGGTGGTTCACCCGCCCTGACGACCCGCATGAGGGCGCGATGCCTCGCGAGTTCAGACTTTTCTCGAACATCCTCATAGCCATGAGCACTGAGGATGCCCGAATTACTGAGGGGGATTCGGACTTTCATCTATTGTATCCCGACTTTATTTTTTACCTTCACATATGAGACACACTCTCTGTCTACTGAAGCAGTTAGTGCATAAAAAGTGTTCACATTTGCGAAACTTGACACACTCACGCTGTACATGACAGTTTGGACACTCCGAAGTTTTGAAATGAAGGGTTTCATTCTTGAATCTCCAGAAACATGAAGTACACACCTTTAGACCGGGTCTCATCATCTTACCGCAGACGGCAAAATTTGGGCATGTCATATATTTACACTGTCGGAATAAATTCCCATTTTAAATCGTGACAAATTTTCTTCCATATGACGTCTTGTTGGTACAACTTTTCCTTAGACTTTAAAAGTGGAAAGTATCTCAAGTATTCATCTTCACCCAAGAGTTCACAAAATTTATAGAGAACATACGAGTAACTGAGAAAGTTCTTTCTTTCTGTGGGACAGTTATCATCGAATGGTTTCTGAATATCTTTGAACATGATTCGAAGATACTCTTCCAACTCCTGTGGCATGTTCGGGGGTTTGATACCGTTCAATATGTTTGTGATGTATGGCACGTGCTCGTAATATTTATTGAGTTTCAATTTTTTTAAAAGTCCTCGAATTTTCGCATGGGTGATGTCTTCTAGTTTTTTGATCTTCATCTTTTTGAGTTCTCCGCGAAGTTGATCGATGACTTCTTCGGGTATTGTCGTCATTTCCTGTGCCTGAAACTGTGACAACCATTCGTTGAAGTGATTTTCTCTTTTGTACGAGTAATTTACCACTTTTTCTGATGTTTCTTGTTCTTCTCTATATGTTAATTCTTCACTGATTAATGTTGCTATGATCGCACCACACGAGTCACACACGAGGTCACTCGTGTCGTGAAAATGAAGGAGGTTACTTTCAGGACACGTCACACATTGTTCGACCACACGTTCCCTGGGTTTGGCTATATTTTGATTTTCAACTTCTATGAGATAGTCCGTGAATATGTCTTTTCGTTTCAGTCCGACAGTCTCTTTCACGTTAAAGATGTTATCCGTGTTCGTAACCTCTTCGCTTTCATCTGTGTACTGATTCATGTACGGCATACATTTCATGATGTACTCTGCCATTTCGGATTCATATTTTTTCTTGTTCATGGGGTCATTCTTTATACACTCACTCCATTCATCTATTCGATTGTTATATCTACTTAAAAAATTACCTTCCATTCCTTATAAAGAAATGCTGGTCAAACTTTTAAGTAGTGTTTTATTCTTTTACAAGTACCTCACCACACCACGGGACTACTCCGTCATGACGGAAGAGCTCGAGTATGACTTGGATCATGACATGGACTATATGATCGAAGACGACTTTTGGATGAAAGAAAGTAAAGATTGGGAAGATGAAATTCTTGAAAACTATTACGTGGACGTGACTGGTAAAGATTTTCGTCACACACTCGTACCTCAGAATGTCACAAAGACAATTCTTCGAGTGAAATACTACTTCAACGGTAAGAGCTACACAGCCATTTCGAATGATATTAATTTTAAACCGGGTGAAAATGAAGAAAGCGCTATGCACTTTAGTATCCCTTTGAGTAGTGCTTGGATCGTTGATCATGATGATAAGCCGATGCGAAACATTACTGAAAAGGTGAAACGATACGCTGGACCACGAAACGATTTTCATGGACAGCGAGTCCCACTCAAAGACTTTTTGTTCTACGATGAGGAAACGCTCAAGGAAAAGTTTCCGAAAATTATATTGACAAACTCTCTCGGGATGAAAAAGACCCTATCTACACTCGATGACTTCACAACTAGTCTTCAGATACCTTAGTCGCCAGATAAAACTTGAGCTCACCCAAGTTGGCGACGTTATACTTTAGAATCAAAAACCGGTTTCCAATCTCTTGTATAATTTGCACAGACGCACACATACTCGTCGCCTTTGTAAAGATATTCAGATACTTCAAACTATAGAGACCCGTGATCTTCGGACTTTCGTCAGGACATTCGATGACCGTCTCTTGGTTCGCGAAATCACCTTCACACCTGAAGTTGATTATTTTCGAATCACGAGTGATTTCGATGTCTGTGCCTATATTCGACATGTCTCGACAGAGGCGCTGAAAGTCGGCGGATGGAAGTGTCGTGACGGTCGTCATTTCTACATCAGGTACTTCGATGCGACTCTCGTTGATGTCCAAAAGTTTCAGTTGAAACTTTGACGTCGTCTTTTTCGATTCACTGATAATTTCAATATCCAGAAATTCCTTTGAATGTATAGCCATCTTGAGAACATCGTTATTCGTGATTGTTTTTAGTAACTTGAATGTATTCGATATGTTAATACCGGCTATGATCTCATCGTGTTCACAATGATACTCTTCGAAATTGTCAGCGGGTAGATACATGTCCACGAGTGACGTTCTCGCACTATCGAGTGTGACGACATACATTCCATCTGGCCTGAAATAGATATTCACATCGTTGAGAATATCCTTGAGTACCTCAAAGGTTGATTTAAACGCCGAAGCTTGTATCGTGACAAGTTTCATATCTAATGTGATACATGGGTTACATCTTTAAATCTGTATACGCGACACCTTTCGAAACTTCTCTATTGATCTTTTCTTCAAGTTCTTTCGTCATCGCGGGTTGGAGAGACTGGCCATAGTCGTCGAGGCGAAACATACCTGAATTTGTGTCGTTTCCGTCGATACTGGACATCGAGCCACCAAATCCACCAATCCCACCCTGTTCAACCTCCTTCTTTGGGAGAAGCGAATCAAGCCAGTTTTTAATCTCGTTGCCCACGAGAATCTTACCGTTTTTGGTGAGCATCGTGGGAACACGGTTAATTTTGTTCCTGTAGTTTGCGGGAATACCCTGTGTGTTGATGTTATGATAATGTACGAGTTGCTTCAACTGGGGAACTTTGTTGATGTAGTCAATGACATCCATCGAGTGTTTACACCTCGGACTATAAATCAGGAGCGACATCTACTATCTATAGGGTATTTTGTAAAAAAAAATTAACGCATTATAGTAAACATGAGTTACTTGGTCGTGATCATTCTCATCGTGTTGGCAATTTGTATCACAACTTCCCACGAATCTTTCACGGAAGCGTTCGGTCTTTCAGGCCACACGAAACCAGTTGGGTCTGTGAAACTCGATGACCCCAGACCAGATCTCTCCAAGTATGAGGAGGTTGAGGCGAGTGTCGACAACGATAAGATTCAGGAGTTTGTACTTCAAGCTAACAGGGAGATTTCGAAGCGCACGGGTCTCTGTACGTACATCATCGAGACGACGATGGTTCGCCATTACAAGGGTGAAGACAAGGACATCTATGAATGTATGTTCATGGTCGTGAAGAAGGATGGATTCTCCTTCGGATTCTCCGTCGTCGCCTCCTATGAGGTCACACGAAACGGTAAGGTTACCCTGACATCGCTCCGGTCGCAGCCACTCGGTGTTCAGGCTCCCTCCAACGTCAAGGCGTTCACCGATGGATCTCCCGGTAAGGAATTTCTGGAGTACAACCTCGTGAAAGAGGCTGCTGTTCCGACGAAAGCTGAGTTGGATTCGCTGAAAAATAAATTGCAGTAATTGTAATGATCAGCATCGATGATGTGACAAAGATTGATGAGAAACGAAAACAGATCCGTAAAGAAATTTACATAAAAATCTATGATCAGTTTTCAGCCAAGATTAAACAATCGGTCGAACTTGGTCATAAACAGATCTTCCTGACAGTTCCTGGATTTCTCATCGGATACCCAGTTTTTGATAGAAGTGCGGCTGCGAGATACATCGCGAGACAATTTGTTCTCGGTGGATTCACAGTTAAACTCGTGAGTGATCACGACATATACGTATCATGGATCATCCCGAAAAAGAAGAAACCCAAAATTGATAAGGATGAAGATGTAGACTTTCCAAATCTCATGAACCTTAAGAAGATTGCTAATAAGTACAGGGGGAGTGCGTAGTAAGTTCCAATTTAAAACCCACTTTAATCATAAATGGATAACCTCAATATTCTTGTAGAAGCCAAGAAGGAGTACATGGGTCAAATGTGTCTCATCATGTGCCCACCTATGATTGAAGTCTTTCAGGACATGTATAACGAGGCTGTGTCTCTTTCGAAGGGTCGTAAGGTGCTCATCATGTTTCAGAAGCTTTTAAAGGAAGTTCCCAATTGGTCCAACGCCATGTCCAAGAACCATTCCGATAACATCACGAATCGCTGTGCCTGGTTCAGTGACCTTCTCGCCGCTGTCTTCGTGGCGTGTACCAAGATTCTCTCCGCCGTCCGTCTCAAGGCGGACAATAAGAAGATTTCTCTGAAACTACCCACGGAGGAGGTTTTCATCCAAACTTGTTACAACAATATCGCCAAGGACCTGTATAAAGATCCTTACATCTTCAGTGAAGAACAGAGTGAGTATTTTAGGGACGAAAAGTTGACGACTCGTTTTACACTCTGTATCGAAAACACGGTCAAGGAGCTCATTCCCGTGCAGCAGATTCTCCAGACGTACATGGCCCAAGAGACTCGTGACATTTCGCTCGACGGTGAAATTCAGGATGGTGTCGATCCGGATGTGATGGAGGGTGAGCCTATGATGGAGCCAGAGCCAGAGCCCATGATGGAACCCGAACCCGAACCTGAGCCAGAATCTATCATGGAACCTGACCCTGAACCTACTGGACTCGAGAATGAGTTCAAGACTGTTCCAGGTGTTCAGGCTCCCGAGCCTAGCTTCGAGCCTGAGCCTCAGCATCAGCCCCAGCACCAGCCCGAAGGGGAAGATGACGTCCTCTTTGGTGACGCACCCGAACAGCGTACAAAAAATCCCCGGTATAATTAAATGGAACTTGCCGATTATCTTCGTGATCCCATGAGCGCGGCGCTCATCGCGGGAGGTATTACCGCGGCATACATTCATCTCAAAGCGCACCTCAACAATGAAGGAAAACTCGAACTCAACAAGTACACGAAACCCGCTGCTCTTAACGCGATCCTCGTGTTCTTCATCGTCTCGGGTGGTATAGGCCAGAAGGAAACGATTTCTAGTGAGCCTTTCTAAACTTAAAGATTATACGATTAGAATAAGAAAATGGCGTCCGTTACTGCGTTTAACGATATGATGGGTCAATTTCTTGTGGAATTGCACAAGACTTTTCCAGAGGAAAAAGGCATTAAGAAGATGATGACGTCGTTCGACGTCTTGAAGTCTACCAATCCGCGACTCGTCGTGGATGCGTTCATGAAGGGTGTGAGTCCTTATGCGGACAAGATTTCGACGAAGGATGAATCTTTCCTACTCAAGGAGATTGATACGATTGATTTCCTCAAGGATCTCAACATCAAGTCGTACTGGGAGCGTATGTCTGCGAACACGAGGGGTGCGACGTGGCAATACCTCCAGACGCTGTACATGCTCGGGACGACGATCACATCCATCCCTGATGATACTCTCAAGATGATCGAGGGTATCGCAAAGGAGTGTGCCGACAAGATGCAGGGTGATGACGGTGAATTAAACCAGGATGCTCTCATGAAGATGATGGGAAATATGCTTGGTAACCTCCCCAAAAAATAAACCTCACCCTATACTAAATGAACGTCTGGTTTGACGATCCTCAGCAACTCATTCGAGGTGACAAGGTTTCTCAGTTCTGGCCGACGAGTGACCAAACCCCAGAAGATCGCATCAACGCCGCGTCTCGGTTTGTCATTTATGCCACCTGCCTCATTTATATCATTCGTCGCGACCTCAGGATTTTCGTTCTGGGAGCGACTGTCCTATCTGTCATCTTCGTTCTTTATCGGTCGAAGATGGTGACAGAGACTCTTGGAAGTACTGTGGAGGGTAGTTTATGTCAGATGCCCACGGAAGATAATCCTATGGGTAATGTGTTGATTACGGACTACACCGACGCACCCAACAGGTTGGAGGCGTGCTACTACCCCACCGTGAAGCCTTTCGTGAATGCGTACACCAGTGATCGCATTCCCATGGATGGTGGGCGTTCTCGGTCACCTCTTCCCAAATATATGCGGAACAGTGTGGATCGTCAGTTCGTGACAACCCCAGTTTCGAAACTTCCAGGGGATCAAACCGCATTCGCCGAATGGTTGTATGGCCCCAAGAATGGTCCCATGTGTAAGACGGATAGCAAATACTGTAACCCCAACGCGCGAGGTGTTCAGCTCGAGGCGTTCGCGGGTCTCGGTAGAGATGGAGATCGTAGATAAATATTCTCATGTAATAGTAAATGGCGTATCAGCTTCAACCTGGCCTTTCCCGAGTTCAAAACAAGGGAGCCATTCCCCCAGTCAAAGCGAACGACGAAATTTTTGTGTATCCTCAGCCCAGTGGCTTGAACTGTGGCGGCTGCCGACCCAACACCATGTTATACGGTACCGCTCCCTACATGGCCGGTAAGGGTTCCCCAGCCCAATACATCGATACCAGCGACCAACTTCGCCCCCAAACCACGTCCCGTTTCAACAAGCATATCGTCCAAACCTATGAGCGCAATCTCTTCCCCCTGACAAACATGGAATGTAAAGTTCCTCTTCGTACGATTCGATACGAACCTGCGAGCACCCGCGCCGAAGTCCAGAATGGTCTCTTTCAGCAAAGGTACGCTAATAAAAATGTCGGTAAGAAGTAAGAATGGCTGATCCCATTTCGCTCATGGCTGTGGCCGGTCTCGTATACGCCGGTCGAACTTTGAGTACTAAGTCTGTTCCACCTCCACCGAAGGAGATTTTCGAACCACCCCCAGTAGTCAAAGCTCCCGTAGAGATAGTAAACAACAATTTCGAAACCATCGTTGACAGGCCTCAGAAGAGGGAGATGGAGAGTTTCGGTGACATTTCCATGCAGCAACGTAGTGGTGGTCAGGAAATCCTGAACATGCGTAACCGCATGTATGATCAGGGTCGCATGAATAACCTGTCTCCCGTGGAGAAGCAGCTGGTCGGTCCAGGTCTTGGTGTGGGTGCCGATACCCCCGCGGTCGGTGGATACCAGCAGATGTTTAGGGTGAACCCCGTGAACGTCGGTGAATACAGGCTCACCACTCTTCCCGGTCGTTCCGGTCCAGCGATGGACATTACTGGTGGTCGCTCGGCCGTTGTCGGTGAACTCACCCACAACAAACCCGAAACGACCGCGCACCTACCCTCGAGGCGGCCTGTCATGGCGGGTCGGGCGCAGGGCATGTCCGGTGTCGTTCCCCGCAACGAACACGAAAAGACGAAACGTACCACGAACCGCTCGGAGACTGGTGTTCGCACAGATGGTCTCGGTTTCAACGGCGCGAAGCGTTTCGTATCCGCTCAGACTGTGTCCCAGGACCCCACACGTTTCAAGAGTGATCGCAACGACGCGCAATACAATTACTACAACCATGCCACACCCGGTATCCACAGTCACCGTGGTGCGTATACGAACACCGCTGCGGCGCAAGTTACTGCGAAGACGAACGAGGAGCTCATGAAGTACGGTTTCCGCCCCGAGGATCGCCGCGGTAAGCCTAACCGCATGGGCAACGCTGGTCGCATGAACGTTCGCGAGAGTGCCCTTAAGCAAGGTGGTGCCCTCACATCGGTTCGATCTGATACATCTCGTGTCGATGGTCGTATGAACGGTGCGAACGGTGGTTGGACGCAGCAGTACAAGCAAAAGTCGTTCCATCAGTTCAACGCGTACAAGGGTAACGCGAATCCCAACACACAGTCTCTGGATATCGCGAAGCGTCAGCTCCAGAACAACCCTCTCGCACACTCCCTCTCCGCTTAATTTCTAATGCGCGGTAGACAAAAACAGTCATTAAAATATTGTACCTATATTTTAATGAAGGTGTACTCCCTCTCTATCGATAGTAGTCAGCGTAAAAGCAACGTCTATCCCGACATAAACGACTACGTCATCACACTGGAAAACCCAATCTATGACGTTTCCGAAATCAAGTTGGTCTCCGCTCGAATTCCTACGCCTCAACTCATGGTGTGTCCCACGAATAACACTTTCAGTGTCGATGGTGTCGACATTACACTCGACTCGACAAATTATTCGAATGGTCATGTTCTCGCAGAAGATCTGGAAACTATCCTCGCACCACCAGAGTCTAACGTGAGTTTGATTGTTTTCGATGAAGAGACGAATACCTTAAACTTCTCCAACGTGGGTTCTTCGAATGCGTTTACGTTTGAGTTTTTCTCTGGGACGAATGGGTATCAGAGTCCGCTCTCCCTGACAACACCTCATCAGGTTATGGGATTTGGGTCAAAAGATTACACGTCGAATGCTTCGGGTGAGATTGTTTCCGGTGCGATTAACTTGGAAGGTCCAAATTCACTCGTCGTCCGTCTATCGGGTGGTTCGGATATTTTCACTCAAGATGTGTACACGTCGACTCCATTTTATACGGGCCATATCCTCCTAGATGGTTCGGATTTCATAAACTTTAACGGCGCAGATGATCATTTCGTACACCATTTTCATTCTGGACCGCAAAAGTTTATTCGGGATATTCGTGTAGAGTTTTTCTATATGAGTCACGGTCGACTCATTCCTTATGATTTCAGAAATCAAGAACATATATTGAAGTTTGAAATCACTGGGTCTACAGATAAATTGGAAAACCTAACAAAGATTCCCCTGGAAGAAGAGATTGAAACACCTGTGAGCATTCCTGAAGTACAGAAGAATGTTCAAAGATGGAAAAAAGAATACATCTACATCGCCTTAATTGTCGTCATTGGATTGATGATTATGTTTTTCATGAATAAAAAAGCACGTACATACCCTAGAACATCTAGCGGGTAATCGCGTAGACGGGCTGGGCGGGCTTCTTCACACGGTTGTTGATGCGGGAGATGACCGTGAAGACAATCACAGAGATCAGCGAGGTGAGAAGCGCGGTGAGGGCGTACTGAGAACCACCGTTCTTGGGAGTCTTCACGATCTGGGAAATGACCCAGCGGATGAAGTCCATCCAGGACATGGCGGCAGCGAAGGAGAAACCGGCGACGATCGAGTTGAGGGTCTGGGTCTGGAGCTCCTGGGTGACGATATCGACAGTCTTGAGGGTGCTGGCGACGGCGGACATGGTGTTTTAATATAGTCTAGGAAAATTATTCTGGTAAGAGTTCCTCCTTCTGAACAACCTTTTTGAATTTTTTCTTTTTTAGTGTCTTCATTTTTGAAAACAATTCTTCATCATCTGATGAATCTTCACTAGAGCTCGTCCCCGAATCGTACACCCTAAACTTGGTATTCGAAAAAGACCAACCCTCTGGCTCAGAGGTGCTCATTACTATTAATAGCATTTTTTAACATCTGTTCTATCGGACTCTGTGGAATCCACGAGCTCCAGCGTTTGACAGCATCGTTAACTTGGATAAAACGGATATCATCTCCTGAGTATTCCACGAAAGGTGGGCAGTCTTCTGGGGATACATCCTCTACGTCGTCCTCCTCTTCATCGTCGTCCGTATCGTAAATTTCTGGAAAGTGGGTCCCTATCTGTTGTCCCACCGTGTACATCGCACAGTACTTCACCGCGTATTCCATGTCTTCTGGAAGGATAACATCTCTTCCACAAGCCTTACAATATTCACCCGCGAGAAGCATCGCCTGTTCCATCACAGGAAGCATGATGTCAGTCATACTTTTGATGTACTCCTCCGCCATCTGATTTCCACCATCACCGAAACCTGTTTGCATGTTCATGTTTATTGTTTAGTGTTAAAAAGAGTTTGTCCAGTTCCCTCACGTACTCGGAGAATGTTGTAACTCAAAGCGTACACGCGAACTTGTCTACTGAAATCCGGACAATTGGTGAGACTTAGGCTGAGATTTTGATCTTTCACGAGACTGAAATTTACCTGTCCCGTGGGGTACCATTCTTCTGGCTGAAGTGCGAAAGAGTACGAATAGAATCGCCTGATGAGTTGAGTCTTCGAATGATGTATCGCCCCCTGCACAGCTTTCAAGAATGTGACGTTACCCGTTTCACGAGTGATGATATCCTGACCGTCTAACGTGAGCGTGAGATGATCGAGGTTTTCGTACAAGATGAACTTTCCATCTTGAACGTTTGACGTATTGTCGTAATCGAATATCGTCACAAAGTTTCCTTGGGACACACCATCCCCCGTTGTTCCCTGACGCTGAATGACAAAGTACAATTCCTTCACGGGGTTTGTAAAATCCAATTTAAACTTCCCTTCGTTTACACCGACACCAACATCAAAAACATCGTGTTGAAGCTGTGTGATGAGGTACTCCATGGGTGTGTGCTGAATCTTGATACGTTCCGTAGAATCTAAAAAGACAACCTCTGTACACAATTGAAAATTTTTTAGTTTGAGGGTTTCTTCTAATGTGGAGTAGGAACCATCCACCTTGATGACTAGATCTTGTGCGTCACGTAACTTGAATTCGACTTCGACTTCCTGTCTGTTGATGGCACATAAGGGTACGGCGAGTTCCGGGTGCCTGTAAAAGTAAAACGGGAGGTCTACGAAGAATGTTTCCTCTGTGTTGATACCGAGTGTGTTATGAATCACGATTCCAGTATTACCGGAAATACTTTCCACGACTTCACCGACTCTCTTGTCTCCCGTTCGAAGTGGGTACTTTCCTATGAGTTGTTCCAGTGCCTTTTGTTTTGTCTGCGTGACGTTATGTTCCGAGTAAATCTGAAGGTAATCACTCGTGACTCGCTGAATGACTTTTCCACCGATTATGAAATCGACATATTCGATGAGTGCGTGTGCGACTGACTCTATGTACATGGTGGAACTCGTTTGGATGGTGGGGAGGGTCATCTTTACACTGAGAGTTTTGAGGAGGTCACCTTGATTTTGTGGAATTCTAAAACGAACCTTCTTACCAAAATCAGCCTCATTATTTTCTGGATCGATGTCCACAAATTCCGTAGAAAAGTTTGAATGCTTTTTGAAACTTTTCACGAAGTAACTGTAGTCTGGATCCATAGTAAAAAATCTCTCTTGAGGCCCGGAGGCGGAGAGTTGGACTCGCCCAGCCATTACTACTATATCTACCTAAAATTTTAATCCTGCTAAACCACTCTCAATACGTAACACGTTATAATTGACGGCGTACACACGTGTGTCGTTTTCAAAGACGGAGTTTGCAGGATTTATCTCGATAGTGAACAGTTTATGTGTGATGCGACTCATGTTTACCTGTCCAGTGGGATGTGGTAGTTCAGGTGACAGAGAGAATGAATACGTTCCAAACTTTGATGGTCCCAGGATGGCTTTCTTTCCGTTAAAATTTTCGACTGTTTGTGTCAAGGCTGATGGTGCGTTGACGTGATGTTTGAGTGCTTGTTCATAGGCGAGGAACAATCCGTCACGTTTAAACACGACTTCGTTATTGAACCGAAGTTCAGCATCTACGATCGTGTTGTAATAGTGTGGAATGTTTCCATTCGCGATGTTCTGAGATACGAAGAAGAGTTCCTTTACTGGATGTTGAAAATTGACCATGACAGACTTTTTGTTCTCACCCGCCTTCATCTTAAACCTCGCCAGTTGAACCTGTGTGATGACATAGTCGAGTGGTCTCGACATGAGATATCCTCGTTCTTCCGGAGTCACGATGACAAACTCTGTGTCCAGAGAAAATTTAAGGATCGACGCCTTCACATCCAAGATGGTATCTGTTGGATCAGTGGAACTTATATTTCTCACGAGTTTGATGAGAGGTTTCAATTGAATTCGAACTTCTACAACCTGTTTCGTCAGGGCACATGTGGGAATTGCCAAGGATGCGTTCCTGTAAAAGTAAAAGGGTAGATCCAGGAAATATGTGTAGGCACCGGAATAACTCAAGTAGTTACCATGACCATTTAAGAAATATAACGTCTGTTCGATGTCGTCATTCGTGTTGTGGAGTTGCTGATGCATGTAAATATATTCGCCTGTGAGTCGTTCGATCGGTTGTCCACCGATGACGAGTTCAGCGTACTCTATGAGGTTCGTACATATCGACGGTGACCATACCATATCGTTTTCGCCATTATCATCAGGGAGTGGGTCGGTCAGGGTTATTTTCAGTGTCATGTTTCTCACGAGGTCACCCTTGTCACCAGGAATTCTACACTCGATGAGTTCTCCGAAATCTATATTCCCATCGAATTGACTTTCGATGTAGTCCGTGGCAAACTTTGTATGTTTTTTATAATTCATCAGAAAGTATGAAAACTGTGGGTTACCTGTGATCCACTCGTCTTGGAGACCTGTGGCAGCGAGCCTCAGACGACCGGCCATTCCTACTCTATATGAGTAAAATTTTGCTAAATAAAACGAGACACTAGAGTAGAATGAACCTTCAGTTGAGGAAATTCAAGCCCGAAACAATTAGTGACGATCGGGTGTGTGTTTTCATCGGTAAGCGTAATACAGGTAAATCGACTCTCGTGAAAGATATCATGTTCCACAAGAGACATCTCCCAGCCGGGATCGTACTGTCGGGTACAGAGGAAGGAAATCACTTTTATTCCGATTTCATTCCAGACCTGTTCATCTACGGTGACTACGACAGAGACGCGATAGAGCGGGTGATGGCGAGACAGCGTAAGTTGGTCGGGAACGGTAAATCAAATTGTGGAGCATTCATGCTTCTGGATGACTGTATGTATGACAGTAAGTTCCTGAAAGACACGTGTATACGACAGTGCTTTATGAATGGGAGACACTGGAAAATCTTCTTCATGCTCACGATGCAATACGTCATGGATCTACCACCAGCTCTTCGCGCGAATGTTGATTATGTATTCATACTCAGGGAAAATATCATTCAAAATCGGGAAAAACTTTATAAATCATTCTTTGGCATCTTTCCATCA